AATGTAGGCTGGCAAACTTCTCCTTGACAGCAATCATCAACAACTTGATGACATTCTACGCACTCTTCGTGCCCGTGTACATTTACAGTGCGAAGTTTGTTTCCACAACGAGGACAGTGTTTGCAATGTGTTTTACTAATCATTTGTTAATATTTAACACCTTTCTGTGCATTTTCCAAAACCAATTACCTGTGGCAGTAAAAGGCCTACCTGCATATAGCAACGCTAACCCAGCGTACCTAACCAAAATACGTTTTAACTTTGTTACGTTTATTAGCATTTTTCTTATGTACTCCGGGGCGACGGTGCCGTTTTTTGTTAACTTTTGTGGATTCAATTTTCTTAGCCATCTGCTAACGCCTTCATTCTATCTACTAATCTTTTAGCACGGTTTGGCACTTGAGTATACCATCTGGAATCTTCTGCTTCTGCAGCCACTTCTAGCCACGCCTTCGGGTCTTCCATAGCTTCAGCAACAGCGGCCCACATACGTTGAAATTTACTAAAACGTGGGTAGCCAAGGTTAAATGTCATGTTGCATAGCACCAGAGCCGCGTCGGGGTATTTAAGGTCAAGCTCGTTGAAGTCCACTCCAACATTGCTACACAGGCGATGGCAATCTTCTATAGTGACTGCAATATCTAGATTAAACGCCTTGCGAACTCTTTCTTCCGATACTTCAGTGCCAACAGGTTGCCCGTATTCAGGGTCTTCTTCTTTTATAAGATGACCGATCCCAAAAGTTGGTAAAGCTAAATGATCTAAATAAATCAAATACTTACACCCCTCGTCCTCGGCTAGTTCTTCTCTTAATTGGTCTTTGTTCATTATTTTACTTTCATGTATTTGCTTACAGCACGGTTCCCGAACCAGAAAGACATAATAGCCGCGAATAACCCTTGAGTCTCAGGAGACCACATAAGCTCTACAGCATCTTTCCAGTCCCCGCCTGCTTCAAGAACTTTAACAATTACTACTACTTCTACGGCAACAAACATTAAAAAGAAGGCGTAAGTAATAACAGGGCGCACGCTGCCCCTAAGAGCGTTGACAAATCCACCTGCATCAATGCTTCTATCATGTTCGTATATACCTTTTGTTTCCGCTATATCCGCTTGTTTATCTAGTTCTTGCAATTTTAACGCAGAACGTTTCTCCATCAACTCGGCTTCCATCTTCATGGTTTCCAGTTTTTGTTTATGCTCTTGCCCTGCCTTAAAAAAGTTTAACACTTCAGGTAGAAAACTTGTGCCAAACCCCAACAAACTTCCAAGTAAACTCATCATGTGCTTAATCTTCCTTTGGGCAAAGCCTGACACTTCCAAGATACAGGCCGATACCCTTTCATGTGCAGATGTACGCTTCTGGACATTTCCATAGCCCTAGCTTCGCATTTCTCGTAAGAACTATACGGCCCTCGTTGATCCTCCAGTTGCCAACATACAGTTGGCTGAAAAACCATACATGCAAGAACAAGGGCTTGAAACATATCACTCCATCGGGTGTCTAGTCGGGTTCATTAAAAAACGTATCTCTGTTTCAATAACTGATACGCGCCGAAGTAAATCAACAATCTTGTCCATGTGCATACTGTTGCTATTTGCCGCCTCAAACAAACCTTCAATGGCCTCGTTATTACGCATAATGTCACGTTTCATATTGACGTTTTCTTCAATCGCCATGCGACTGGACATCTGTTTCACAGTTTCTTCTAGCTGTGAAATTGTCTGTGCTTGCTGCCCAACCCACCATACGCCGCCAGATATCTGCAAAACCATAGCCACAACAAGGGCAACAGGGATACGTAAATTTTCCATCACTTTTTACTCATCCATACAGATGTACCCATATAAGCACCAACAATACCAGCACCTGCTAAGTAAAACAAGTTGCTGATATCCCCTAACGCTTCTACACGTTCTATGCTTACAAAGAACATAGCTAAAGTAAATGCACCCATTGATACCAAGGTAGCTGTAGCCATACGCCGTTGCGCGAGCAATTTACGTAACTCAGCTTGTTCTTTTTTGATTTCTTTAGCATGCGCTAGTTCATCATCAGTAATAATACCGTCACCATCTAAATCGTATTCTGCATACTCGGTGTTTGATTCAAATTTCTTCTGCGCCATTATAGTACCACCACAAATAAAAACACAAATAAACCTAAAGAAACGCAAACAATTGTAGCCACAAGAAGTACATTTTTAATCGCTTCTTCAAACTCTCTAGCTTCTTCAATTTTCTTCCTACGTGCTATAGCTGCGGCTTCTTTAGCTGCCTGTATCCTACGCGCGCGTTCATCTATAATAGATTGCCATGTTCCAGGGCCAAAACGTAAATCTATAAGATTGCGCATTTCCTGCATTTTTTCTTGCGCAAGGCGCGCGTCTATGACTTCCGACGCAATATTATTTACGCCAAATTGGTCCCCAATTCCATGTCCAGAGTTTTTGGCACGTTTCTTCTGTACCTGCTTCTCACCTTCAAAAAGCTGGTCTATGTACCCGGCGATTTCGCTAACGTCATTTGCTGTGTTGATAGCGGATTTTATTCCGTCTACAGCACTTTTTACGAGCGCAATTCCTGCTAAAGTTTCTGCAATCACGGCACACCCTCACACATATAGATATAGTATTCGCAGCGCTAGGGCGGAGTGTTATTATAGCATAGCTTCTTATTATTTGTACAGGTTCGTAATTATTAGCCCATTTTAATAAGTACAGTAACTAACATCGCAATTATTGCGCCTAAACCGGCTACAAGAAATGTCTCAAGGCGTTTTAGTCTGTAGAATATTTCTTTAAACTGAATATTATTTTCAGTCTCTAGTTTAGTAACGCGAGGTTCTAAACTATCTATCCTAATGTGTGCCTCAGATAAATTTCTTGTAGCCATTTTTAAACCTCAATTAACCGCAGACTTTTCTACTTCGTCTTCATCGCTCTCTTCTACTGATGCGATAAGACCATTTGTAAAGACATCTTGCGCGGCCTGAACTTGGTCAAGCTGAAAACGAAGACCCGCCGCCTTGCTTTGCAGGTCGCGTATCTGATTAATTAGATACATTTGCTGCTCGTCAAGGTTTGACTCTTCGTACTCTTTACCCGCAATGGTAACTACGTTTGACTCACTCATGCTGTATAACCCTGTCCTGCTGTGATAGCAGCATTAGCCGCAGTCATATCTTCTGTAGTCCAGAAATCTTTAGCAACCATAATCTCAAGATGCTCAACATTGCGGTCAACGCAATCCTGCTTATCTGCGGCATCATCGTCTGCCATAGCTGTGCCAGCGATAATAGCATTGATTAGGTCAACGCTGTGACCCATTGCTGTGTAGTGTTGTGCGATTTGTTCTGCTGTTAGTTCGTCCATTGTTTACTCCTTATAAGTTAGGACTCAAGTGCTTCTATGCGTGTTTCTAATTGGTCAATCTTTGTTAGCGCTTCCTGTAACGCTGCTGTTAGCAGTGGTACAAGTTTGCCTTGGTCAATGCCTTGCATAACTGCATTGCCATCATCATCGACTTCGTTGTGTGTGCCTGTAACTGCTTCAGGTACAACTGACTGAACTTCGTGTGCAAGGAAACCATCAACGGTTGTTGTGTCATCAGCAATAAAGTTAAACCGCTTTGGCAAAAGCTGTTGTACACGGTCTGCTGCACCTGTTAAGTCAACTACGTTTTCTTTGAGGCGGTGGTCTGAAGTGGTTGCGTAATTGGTTGAACTTGCATTAATTTGAACCTGACCGACATTAGTACCTGATGCGTTGTACCATAACGCACCCGCATACCCATTATTAGCAACTTGAAAAGTAGAGGCGTGATTGTACCCATCACTTAATACTGCAAGAGTAGCGCCGGGATTTAAATTCCTAATACCAAGGTAGCCAAGGTTATTTACTCTTACCCTAGGATTACCATCGCCATCCGACAGCACGATGTTGTTGTTAGATGTGCGGATGTCTAGGCCGCCTTGATTGCCGTCATAGCGACCAATGATGGTATTTCTCGAACCAGTAGTAATTACAGCACCAGAATTACGACCAATAGCGGTGTTGAATACGCCTGTAGTGAGTGCTTCTAATGATTGAAAGCCAATGCCGGTATTATCCGTTCCTGTGGTGTTTCCACCAAGCGCATTACGCCCTACTGCGATATTTTGCCCACCTGTTGTATTTGCATCTAGAGCAGAATTTCCAACCGCTACATTGTTTGTGCCAGTGGTGCTGTTATACAAAACATTAAGCCCGATACCAGTGTTGTTGTTTGCGGTGGTGTTACTCACCATCGCACCCTGACCCACCGCTGTATTATAAGTACCGGTTGTGTTATTAAGCAAAGCAGAGTCACCAACGGCAGTGTTTTGTGTGCCACCTTGATTTTCTCTTAAAGCATCATAACCCACAGCCACGTTGTAACTATTGGAAATGTTGTTCTCTAACGCCTGATAACCCACAGCCACGTTGCGTGTGCCAGTGGTATTATTATACATCGCTTGATAACCAACAGCAGTGTTACTGACGGCGGTGGTGTTATTAAATAGTGCTTGGTCACCTATAGCGGTATTATTAGAACCTGTTGTGTTGTAATATAAAGGCCGGTAACGGCCTACAGCAGTATTTCCTGTTCCGGTAGTGTTTGAAAATCCGGCTTGATATCCAACCGCACAAATGTTTCCTGTTGTGGTACTATAAGCAGCAGTTCTCCCTACAGCAGTAACATAAGTAGATGTTGCGTTATACGCAGCTTCAGAACCTATTGCCACATTGCTACTACCAGTTTGGGTATTATAAAGAGCCAGATATCCCACTGCCGTGTTGTCGCCTGCGGTGGTGTTGTTTCTTAAGGCTTCTTTTCCTACAGCCACGTTAAGGCTACCAGTTGTATTAAACCTTAAAGATGTAGTACCCAAAGCTACGTTATCTGAACCGGATGTATTCGCATACAACGCTGTATAACCCATAGCAACATTTCTAGGTCCTGTGCTGCTGTAAAGGGCGTAGTTTCCAACAGCAGTGTTGTCGCCGTTGGTGGTATTGAAACGAAGAGCAGAATAACCTACTGCCACATTATGTGTTGCGGTAGTGTTGGCGAGCAGAGCATTTTTACCTATCGCAGTATTAAAACTTGCTGTTGTATTATAATACAAAGCCGAATGACCCACAGCCACATTGTCTTCCCCTGTGGTATTGGTATACATAGCACCTTGACCAAAAGCGGCATTGCTTTGTGCTGTTGTATTACTAAACATTGCTTGATAACCAACAGCAGTGTTTTGGGATGCGGTGGTGTTGGAAGCAAGTGCAGAACTGCCTACAGCAGTATTGGATGATCCCGTGGAGTTATTCCTAAAAGTGCCACCCCCCAAAGAGGTGTTAAAATTTCCTGTGGTGTTGCCGGTTCCTGAAAATCCTCCAAAAAACGCATTATCAATACCCGTGGTAACGGAAGAACCCGCTTGATAACCAACAAATGTAGACAGCCAGTTTTCTGTCAGTGCAGGGACGGCATACGCATAACCCGCCTTATAACCAACAGCGGTCAAACCATTTGCCGCAGTATTTAAATACCCTGCTTGATAACCAACAGCTGTGCTGAAGCTGGCGGTGGTGTTTGCAGAAAGTGCGCCTGCGCCAATGGCTATGTTTTCGGAACCAGTAGTGTTTGCGTCAAGTGTCTGATAACCTACGGCAGTGTTGTTGTTTGCGGTGGTGTTTGCGATGAGTGCGGCATAACCCACAGCAGTGTTGCTTGAACCTGTGGTATTAACTTGACCAGCGTATGTACCAATAGCCGTATTCTGTGCGCCAGTGGTGTTATACTGCATTGACGCATAGCCCACAGATGTATTGTTACTAGCCGTGGTGTTCGCTGTTAAGGCAGTGTCCCCGATAGCTACGTTTGATGAACCTGTTGTATTTGCGTCTAGTGCTGTGTATCCAGCGGCAACATTGTAATTTCCTGAAGTATTTACCGCCAAAGCGTTGTGACCTACGCCTGTGTTTCTTGTGCCGCCTTCATTTTCAGAAAGAACATTGGAACCTATGGCCGTATTACTTGCGCCAGAAAGACTGCCATCATCAAGCGCAGTATCACCCAACGCCACGTTGTTTGTGCCAACAGGATAGTTACCGTCCAGCTTGATTGTGCCGCCGTCAACGTCCAAATTACCAACAAGCTGAGTGTTACCAACATAATATTCATTTGCTTGAAGATATGTGACAATAGCTGTAGATCCGCCACCGTCAAACTTTAGAACAACATCTTTTCCATTCGGGATCTCGATATCTCGGCTTGAACTGTAAGTCCCCTGAAATATAAGGATGGAACGTGAACCAGATAGACTGTTACGGAAATATACGACCTTTTCCGAATCATTAGGCGTAAGCTGTACATAAGCAGTTGCGCCTAAATCTCCGCCATCTACAAATTCAATATACTTATTACGACCCGTGGACACCGCACCATCCGTGATCGGAAGCGCTGTAGGAGATACACTTGACCCAGCCGTTGAAAGCGTAACGGCTTCAATACCGCCAATTGCTTGATCAAGGATGTCAAAATTAGTGTTGGTTGTAGCGCCCCAGGTTCCTGACTGTTCCCCGGTCGCTGGTTTTTCAATACCTAAATTAGTTGTGTATGTACTAGCCATATCTTAGATCGCCTCTCACGCTGCTATGTTTGTCCAATTTGGTGTCTGCGCCGGAGTGGTCTCACCCCATGCCGGCGTTTGCGTAGGAGCGATAGGAGTATAACTCGGATTTTGATTTGGCACAATAGTACCCCAAACAAGTACAGATCCAACTTCCCCACTAGCTGAAACACCAGTTAATGAAACATTCGCATCTGCTGTTGTGCTTACACCCCCAACTATACCAGAACACGACAAACCAGTGACACTAACTGTCATTCCAAGTTCTATAGTTACTGAGCCTACACTACCTGTAGTCGCTAGACCAGTAACTGAGACATTGGCGTCAGCGGTTGTTGTAACTGAGCCTACACCACCTATAGCCGCTAGACCTGTAACACCTGTGTTGGCATCGGCCTGTACTGTAACTGAGCCTACACCACCTGTACTTGTCAAACCGGTAACAGGTACATTCGCCTCTGCCTCAACAGTGGCCGAACCTACTGCGCCTGTGGCTGTAACACCTGTAAGAGCTACGTTGGCGTCCGCTATAACGGTTGCAGAACCCACGCCGCCTGTGGCTGCAAGTCCAGTAACACTTGTGTTAGAATCCGCTGTAACAGTAGCAGAACCTACTGTACCTGTAGCTGCGACACCTGTAACACTTGTGTTAGAATCCGCTGTAACGGTAACCGAGCCAACACCGCCTGTGGCTGCAAGTCCAGTGACTCCAACATTAGCTTCCGCAACGACAGTGACTGAACCCACGCCGCCTGTGGCTGCAAGTCCAGTAACTGGAGCATTAGCTTCCGCAACAACAGTGACTGAACCTACCGATGCCGTAGCAAAGGGAAAGCCACTTTCACCCCACGGATCTTCGCCCCAACCACCACGACCCCAGCCGCCTATTGGAACGATGATATCAGCCATGTTTAGGCGATCCGGATTATTGCATTACTCGCATCTGCCGCTGGAAACACAATTGTAAAGTCACCTGCGGTTGATGTCTTGTCTGAACCAAAGTCTAAAACAACTACGGATGGGTCACCTGCTGCGGTATCATTAAAGATAAGCGCACCGCGAGCAGTGATTGTAGCCGTGCTAAACGTAAGGTCAGCAAAGTCAGTAAACGCTGTAGTTCCACTTGTAGTAGGATCTACTCTCGTAAGTGCCGCGCCTTTAGCTGTGTAACCAGTTCCAGATACCTCGTCTGTAGCTGTGTAAGCGGTTGTAGCCGCAGTAAATGAAGCGTTATTGTCATACAGCGCTAAATTGAACGTGCTGCCGCCTGAAAGTTTAAAGTTGTGAACAGCTTCAAGTAACTCTTTTTTGAAGCTCGTACACATAAAATTGCCCGTAAATGCCATGTCACAGTCTCCTTATTTGTTCGGCAAGTTTTGCATAACCTGCCTCAGATAGGGCGTTATGTACCGTAGTTCTATCACTTTTTATTGCTTCTCGCATGTAAAAAGCTACAACCGCCAACATATGCTTTCTATATGCATTTGCTTGGTCACGAATGGCAGGATGAGCTTGATCCGATACACTGATCAAACGATCCACACAGCGTTCTGCCACTTCTTCAGGTGTAAACCCTCGATTACTTGTGGTTTGAACGGACACCGAAAAATCTTCCGGCATATCTACTATTGCCTTAAACATTACGTCTTTGGCCTCCTAATTTGTCCTGTGCGATACTCATCAGATATCTCAAGAGCCTCACCAAAGTTTTTAAGACGGGATAAAGCCTCACCAAATCTAGCATTGTACGCCCCTAATACGTCTTGTTCGCCTTTCATAAACACATAGGCCTCAATTAAAGAACCATATAATAGGGCAATTTCAGCATTTTCGCTTAACCAAGTCGTTCCAGTGCCAGCCCCCGCTGTTAAACTAGGAGGCCGATACAAATAATGAAGTGTCGTAACGTAATTAGCGTTAGGTGTTGGCCCAAGCAAAAAATTACTTACATCAAATTGTGCATAATAAAGAGGGTTGCCAGTTGTCGCAGGGTCTGGAGTGTATGTCTGAACATAGTCCAAATCTTTAAATAACAGAAAAGACTGGTCACCATTAGCATCTGTAAAACTCAAAGACATAGGTGCCAAAAAGTCAGTCGGACACGCTAAAAACTGGTTAGCATTGGCCATTACACCAGAAACATTCTTCTGAAACAGGTTTAGTTGTACAGATTTAAGAATACGTTCCTCTGCAAGTCTTATGAATACAGGGATATTATTAACGAAAGTAGTTTCGTTGTTCTCTGTGTAGTCTTGTATCGCCTGTTGTAATTCTGTGTATGTAAATGCCATTATGTCACCGTTACCGTAACTACCCCTACTTGGCCTAACGCCTCCAAGTTATTCGGCGGATTAATTGGATTAGTGGGCGGACCACCAACAGGATTCCAACTCCATTGAATGTTCCGTTGTTGATCTAAAGCCTGTTCCGGACGCGGATTCCTTAACGCTTGAGGATCTGGACCAACTCTAGGCGGTTCTAACTGCGGGTGTTTTGGTTCATATTCATCTGGACCTACAAGTAGACCATTCCATTCTTCTCGCATATCTCTTAAACGAAACTGAAATCCAGACCTGTCTGAAATCCCATACGCATCTTTTCCTGACGCATATCTAGCCATTACACCCTCAAATATTGAATACTAGGTGTCAATTTGAGTGACACACGATCCTCATCTTCATC